CCACCCGGCATACGCGTACTGGTAGGTCCCGGCGGGCAGGTGCCCCGCGTCGGTGTCGGAGGAGACCACGGCGGGTGCCTCGGTGGGGTCGGCGATCCCGTCGGAGTCCACCGGTGGCACGGGTGCGGGCAGGTCGGCGCTGATCCGGCCCGTGAGCACCACCGGGGCGAGGATGTCGTGCGGCTCCCCGTCGTAGGCGGTCAAGATCCCGGGCTGGGCGGACTCCGAGGTGGACCCAACGGTGATCGGCGCCTTGTTGAACAGGATGCCGTGGGAGCGTGACGAGGAGCCAACGGTGATCGGCGCCTTGTTGAACAGGATGCCGTGGGAGCGCGACGAGGAGCGGACGTTGATCGGTGAGGGGCCGAAGGTGGCCGGTGGGCCGGACGCAACCCCTGTGAGACTCAGGGGTGTCCCGATAGCAGCGGCCTCGGTCCAGTCGATCCCGTCCGGGGAGGTCAGGGTCACCCCGGCGTCGCCGCCGACCACGAAAAGCCCGAGGCCCGGCGACCACGTCACCGCGCTGAGGAGCCCGCCGGTGTTGTGGCGGACCGTCCAGTCTCCCGTGTCGCCGCTGGGATTGGACAGGATGTCACCGGCGGCGCTGACGGCCACGAACAGGTCAAGGTCTGGTGACCACGTCACTGCCGAGAGCCAGCCCGCCTCCGTGATGACGCCCGCCGAGGACCACGTGGTGCCGTCGGTGGAGTTCCACACGGCCCCATGGTTGTCCGGGTCGCTTCCAACGACCACGATGGCGTCGTCGGAGGCGGCGTACGCGAACGTGTAGTAGTTGGTGGCAACCGTGTATGAGGTCCAGTTGCTCAGGTCGCCGGAGGTGGCGAACCCGCTGGAATCGCCCGTCGCGCAGATGAACAACTCAAAGGCCGGTAGCCACGCGAGTTGGCTGCCGTTCAGCCAAGCCTCTGGGGCGACAGTGGTCCACGTGCTCGCGTCGGGAGATGTCCAGAACGTGCCGCCGAAGCCTGTGATGACGAACTTCGACAGCGACGCCGCCCAGATGACCACCCGGACATTGGAACCGCCAGTGACCCATGAAATGGGCGACCACGTTGTCCCGTTGGTGGAGGTGGTGACCTCTCCGTTGCCGCTGGCCACGACGAACAGGCCACGGGCCGGTGACCAGTCCACCCCGCCGGAGTAGTAGGAGGAGTAGGCGAATACTCCGGCGCCCGTCTCCACCCAGTTGGCCCCGTCGACGGAGGTGTAGATCGTGGCTTCGTCGTAGGGGTAGGACGACGTGGCGACAGCAACCAGAACGGTGGGGCTACTCATCGGGCGCCCGCCCGCCGATGAACATGGCTAGGCGCCCGCGACCTGACCCACACCGATGCTCACAGTGACCTGCGTCTGCCCGGAGGAGGTCTCAGGAAGATCGAGGGCGTTGCCGATCCGGTAGGTCCCTGAGGTCGACGCGGTCCACGTCCCCCAGTGGGTGTACGTCCCCGCTGGGGCGTCGAACACCACCTGACTGCTCCACGCCACCCCGACCGTGGCCGGTTGCTTCACGGCGCCGAGGGTTCCTTGGGCGCCTGCGGAGGTGAACGTGATCGCCTTGCGCGCGTACGCGGGCGAGCCCCCGGTGGTCTCGGAGGCGCCGGTGGTGCCGGGGCTGGCCGTGTGCAGGCTCAGGTAGGAGATCCGCCCGGCTTGGTAGTCGGCCAGCGCGTTGCGCTCCGTATCGGTCATCAGTGTTGCCATGGCTTCTCCTTCTACTGGGCTGGGAGGGTGATGACGATGGTCCCGGCCAGCAGCCGGGCGACCATCCCGGCGGTGATGGTGTACGGGTTGAGGATGCCGAACCCGACGTAGTTGCTGGACGGGTCGTGCAGGGTGTACCCGAGGATCTGGCCCCAGTCCGTCACGGCGGTAGGGAACGCGAGGTCGACCGCTGACTCTATCGAGCGGGACCCCGCACCCATCGAGGTCCACGAGCCAGCGTTGGCGCCGATCTCCACCCGGGCGTACTCGCCCGCGTCAGGGATCTCGATGCCAGTGCCCGTGTTGTCGGTAGGCAACGCCAAGGTCAGCCCGACGAAGTAACTGGCTGGCAGGGCAGTGCCGGTCAGCCACGCCGCGAGCAACGAGTCAGCGAACGCGTCAGACAGGTAGCCGTTAGCCATCACAGACCACTGACCCTCCGGTGCGGGACGGTGAAGTACACCGCTTGGTTGTTGACCGCCAACCACTCCTCATCCAAGATCGCGGAGGTGCCCAACGTCCAGTCCGCGCACTCACACTGCCACGTGCCGGACAGCCCGTTCCACTGCCACGCCATGGTGAAACGGAACTGGGTCATCGCCGTGATGACCTCTTGGACCAACCCCTGCAACCCGACCTCAGTGGCCGAGATGACATGGACCGCCATCGTCGCGGTCCGCTGGCCCTCCACGATGGATGACGCGTACCGTCCGGCGACCATCGGGGACTCCGCGAACTCCCGCCGCTGGGCGGTCTCGCCGGGGCCGAACGTGCCGTCCGGCAGGATGTACTTCCCGCGCTGCCACAGTTGCAGGTTGCCGAGGCCGAGGCTGGCCCGGTTCACCAGAATCGAGCGGCTCATATCCCGATCCCCCTCATCTGCATCGAGTCCCCGCCCTCAGCCAGCGACATCATCCGGTCGGTGGCCCGAGCCCGACGCAGCAACGTGTCGCCGTCCTCCACGGTGCCGATATGGAACTGCACGGGCCGGGGTGCCGCCGCGCCGCCCGCAACCTCTGCGGCGGCAGGCTTGGGTGTGAACGGGGAGGTGACCGTGCCGCGCATCTGCGGGATGGTCGTGGCTGCCACCGACGCGGCCAACCCGGACGCGGCCTTGGTCACTCTCGGCCTGCCTTTGTCCAGACCCACGGCAAGTTTGTCGGCCAGACCTAGACCGGCTTTGCCGTTGTTGAACGACACGAGCGGGCCTGCCTCCACCGGGGAGCCACCGAACAGCATGGAGAGCCCGTTGGAGATCGCCGCCCCGGTCTCGATCACGTGAGACAGACCCGCGTTCAGCCCGTCGGCGAGTTTCTGGGTCAGGCCCTTCCCGGCGACGAACCACGCGTTGGGGTCCAGCGGTGGCAGGCCCACCGCCGCACGGACCGAGGCTGGCAGCCCGGCGAGGGCGTTCTCCACCCCGGCGTTCAGTGAGGTCAACTGCGGCCTCATCGCGGGCGGGATCATCGCCAGCCCCAGCACAAGTTTCTGCTGCAAAGCGGCGTCGGCGGCAGTGCCCATCCCCGGGATTCGGGCCAGCGCCGCCTGAACGGTGGCGGCAGTCCTCGCGGCGGTGGCAACGAGGGTCTGATTAGGTGTCAGCGGCGTGGCCGTACCGGGCGGGGTGGGCGTAGTCGTCGGGATGCCCGTTTGTGGCCGGTTGGTCCCAGTGGGTATTCCCCGCAGCCTGTTCAACTCCTCCTGAGCAGCACGCAGTTTGGCCGCGTCTGCGTTGGCCTTATCTTGCAGCCGGGGATCGTAGCGGCGCCCGCCGGGACCCTCGACACGCTTAGCGGCCTGCTGGGCGGAGTAATCCGCGATGTCTTTCAGCCACCCGACCGTCTTGATCTGAGCGGCGATCTTGCGCTGCCTCGCCTCCTCCGCCTCGGCCTTGGCGGCGTCGGCGATGAGTTTGCGCGCACGGGCGACCTCAGGCGGGGGGGCCTCCCGCTCGATGTTGATGCGGTTCTTGGGGTAGGTCGAGCGCCACCGCGCGGCCTTGTCCTTCTCGTACTTGGCCACGATGGCTTTGGCGTCGGTGACGTCCTTGTCGTAGCGGGCCTGCAACGTCTGCTCGGCGTTCTTGGGCTTGGCAGCCTCCTTGTTCTTGGCGGCATTTGCGGCATCCTGCTGCGCCTGCCATTTCTTGCCTGCCGGGGTCATCAGCCATGCGGCCCGCCGCGCGTCGGTCTCCAACTTGACCTGTGCCGTCTCCTTGTCGATCGCGGCAACGGCATCCTTCTGCGCCTGAGAAAGGTTCCGCTTGTTGGTGCCGCCAAAGAAATTGGCGACGCCAGTGCCGACGTTGCTGATCCCGTACAGGAGCGCCCCACCCAGACCATCACTGGACGACTTGATCTTGGCGGCGCCATCTTGCAGCGCCTTCGTGTACGTCGCGGCTGCCGCCGGACCCTTGTCGGACTTCTCCCACACTGTCTTGGCGTCGGTGACTTCCTTGGCTCCCGTTTCGCCTTGCTTTGCGGCGGGCGCGGCGGTCAGGTTCACGATCGTGTCTCCGATCATGTATCCGATCGCCGCCCAGATCGCGCCACGCAGCGCGACCTTGGCCGCACTAGACAGGACCGCCATCTTGCCGCCGCCACCGACCACGGACGGGCCGATAGTCGCCGCCGTGCCCGCCGCGCTTGCGACCTTGCCACCCTTGCCGCCACCGACAGCCCCCAGTCGCAGGGTCTCGGCTGCGGTGGCCGCTGAGGCTTCCATCGCGGCGCCAGCCGCGACACCACCCGCGCGCAAGGTCCCACCTGCGGTCGTGGCCCCGCCCAGCAGTGTTGACACGATGCCACCCTTGCCGCCTGCCAGCCCCAGAAGCGGCACGAGCACCCCGCCGAGCAGTTTGCGTGCCGACAAGTACGCCAGCAGCAAGGACACGACAGTGCCCAGACCGGGGATGATGCTGATGAGGGTGCCGATGTTGGAGACCATCGTGCCGAACGCGTTGGCCACCGCAAGGATCACGGTCGGGTCAAGGGACCCGGCGAAGTCCGCGACGCCCTTGAGGGTGGACAGCACGGCGGGTGCCATGGCCGACATTTTTTGGAGCATCTGGGTGACGATGGGCAGGAAGTCGGTGCGGATCATTTGGAGCATCGAGGCGGTGGACTTGTCCCGGCCCAGACTAAACATGTCGACCAAGACCTGTTTGAGCAGCAGCATCGCCTCACTGACCACGGGCTTCATCTCTTGGAAGTACCCGGTGATGGCCTGAATCCCGCCGGGGCTCTTGGTCCAGTCGTTGAACTTTTTGGCGACGTCGGCGATGCCCCCGGACATCCCACCGGTGCCGAAGAACACGTTGGAGCCGATCTTGGCGAGGTTGATGAGCCCCGCACCGAAGTTGACGATGGCGCCGAACGTGTTTTCTGCGATCGGTTTCATCCGCTGGAAGTACCCGGTGATCTTGGCGACGCCCGCCCCGGACTTGACCCACGTGTTGAGCCTTGTGGTCGATTCAAGGATGCCGCCCGCAAGACCCTTGGTGCCAAAGAACACCGATGACCCGATGCTGCCGATACGGATAATCACGCTGATGACGTTGCCGATGCTCTTGGCTAGAGCGACGGCCTGTACCGCTGCCCGGTTGAAAAACGCGGTCATCCCTCCGCGATCCTCAGTCTTCTTCTCGAAGAACACCGCGAACTGGCGTACGGCGCCAGCAAGGGCGAGGGTCATCGGGGCGGCGGCGACAGCGATGTTTGTGAAGGCCCCGGCGGCTGGCTTGAGGGCGCCGCCCAGTTGGCCAAAGACCTTTGCGTTGTTGGTGGCCAGTGTCGACAGATCCCGTAGGAACCCCTTGGAGCCGACGAACTGGCCCAGCGATCTGGCCAGCGGCGCGATCTCCTGCGCCAGTTGCTTGGCCCCGGTCTTAAAGACGCCAAGGGCGGGGGCTGCGGCCTTCATGCCCTCCACGAACGCGGGCACCGTGATGGAACGGGTGATGTCACCCATGTCCTTGAAGGCATCCTTGTAGACCTTGACCTCAGCGGCCATCGTGCTCGCGGTCGGCCCGAACTTGGCGACCGCCGTGTTTGCCGCAGTTGAGCGGGCCTTAGCCGCATCGAGAGCAGCCTTGGCCGACGCCTTCTGCGCTGCCGTCGCCTTGGGGTTGGTGGCCACCTGCTGGTATCTGGCCTCTGCGGCGCTGAGGCTGGTCGTGGCCGCAGAGGCGCTCTTGACGGCAGCGTCATACCCTGCGCTGGTGCCGGTCATCCCCTTGAATGTTGCCTTGACCGCGCCGACACCAGTCAGCAGCGCCCCGGCGATCCCGGGCAGGGCGGCGGCCACCCCACTGACCTGTGCGAGGCTGCCGACGGCGGCTGCGCCGGTGGCAGCGAACGCCGAGGCCATCTGACCAAGCGACCCGGCGACGGCGATGGCCCCTGCGCCGAGGGAGTTGACCAACGTCAGCAGCGGGCTGACGAACGATGCGATGCCGACGATCATGCCGGGGGCCATGACCTTGGCGAGGTTCTTGAACACCCCGCCGAGGACCTTAGAGTCGGTCTTGGCCTTTTTCATCTCGGCGGTGGACTTGCGTACCGAGTTGCCCAGCGCGTCATGGTCACGGGCGTGGCGGCGGGTGGCCGCCCCCGAGGCGTTCGATGTGGCGGTGTGCTCACGGTTGGCGCTGATGTGCTCGCGGATCGCGCTGGTAGCCGGGCCGACCGAGCCGGGGGTCTCCCGGTGCGCCGCGTTGGAACGCTCGGTGGCCTTGGTGCCCGCCTCGGTGTCCTTGGCGAGTTTGGTCGTGGAGGAGTCGATGTCCTTGCTGGCCGCCTGCATCGTGGAGGCGAACGACTTGGCTTGTGCCTCCGCCTTGGACAGCCCCGAGGTGTCAACCCGGACCCTCTGCACAAGGGTGGGCAGGTCAATGGCCATGGCTCACCTCCTCGCTGACTTCGCCAGCCGCACGAGGTCGGCTGTTGAGCCCCGGGGCTTGTCCGGTTGTGAGTGGGCGTTCAGCACGGCGACCACCTGCCCCGGGCTCAGACGCCAGAACTCGTCAGGATCACGTCCGACGACGATCCATGCTCGGAACCAGTCATGCCATGGGTAGCGTCGGATGCGGGCGGCGAGTCGTCGGTCGGGATGGGCTCCGAAAGCGATGTCGGCGAGACGTCCTCCGTTGTCTCGTCCTTGGTCGTTGCCGCCTTCAACGCCTCCGCCAGCCGGGCCTGTTTCGCCTTGTTCGACGTCACCATCTCGCCCTCCGACTGGCGGATTGCTTCCCCCACCAGAGCCGGGTCCATCCCGTTGGCCAGCATGTACGCGGCCCCGATCAGGGTCCCGACCTCCTCAGTGGCATCAGGGCAGATCGCCCCGACAACCCGCAGGTCGTCCTTGCTGGACGGGTCGAACCCCCAGCAGATGGCCAAGGTCGCGCGGACCGTGCTGAACGGCGCGGCAACGAGGGCCTCCTCCCAGTTGTCGACACTGCCCCAGCCGATGACGGGGTCCTCGATGTCGGACAGGATGTTGTTGTCGAACCGCACGTACCGTTTGGCGGGGTCCATGATGAACTCGCCTGCGTCGTCGATCGCACGCTCATTTGTCGGCCTGCCGTCGGCGTCGCGGACTACGGTGTGCACCGTCATGGGCACACCACGGTTCTTGAGGACGGCAGGGCTTACGGACCCTGCGGTGCTCATGCGGGCAGCGGAGTCTTGGCCGCGTAGAAGTCGACGTCGAACAGGGCGTCGTTGCTCTCGCACGCGATGCCCTCGATCTCCATGTCCGGCTGGCCGAACTCGTCGGTCTTGGAGGTGATGAGGGTGCCGCCGGAAATCTGCGCCTTCCAGACGGTCATCTGAAGGGACCCGAGGCCCATCTCCACATCGTCGATGGTGAACATCGCCTTGAAGTACGGCAGGCTGTTCGTGCCAAGGACCCGGAACTTCGCCGACACGGTGGTCTGGTCGGTCAGGTCGCCCTCCATGATGACGTCCAGCACGTCAAGGCTCAGTTTGCCGTAGGTGCACTTCATGGTGACCTTGTCGACGCGGCCCTTTTTGGCGATGATCTTCGCGTCGCCCTTCAGTTCGGCGGTCTGAAGGTTGGGGTCCATCGACACCTCGGCGATGCCGGGCACATCCACGGCTGGGCCGTACGTCGGCCCTGAGGCGCCGGTGGTGTCGGTGAGCATCGAGTAGACCTTGAAGTCGTGAACGTCGAAATACACACTGCGATGGGTGACGGGCATAGCGGGCCTCCTTGACCCTCGATCGGATGGTGCCTGCCGTTCTGTGGTGCGTTCTGTGTGCCTGTGAATCTGTGCTGCCGGTCGGGGGTCCGTGGCTGGCCGCTGCCCGTCCTAGATGGCGCCTCGGTCATGCTTAATACTCAGCGTAAGGGCGTGGTGTGTCAGGTTCGTCCCATCCGGCTCCGCGACACGCTGAAGGTCTTGGACGTGGCACTGGTAGACCTTGCCGACCGCCGGGTCGAGGTCGAGGACCCCGCCGTCAAGGGCGAGGACCAGACGCCCGACGAGGGACGGGTCGACCCCCGAACCTGCCCCGCCGGGCAGCCGCCGGTCCTGCCACAGATTGACCTGAATGAGCCGCTCAGAGCCCATCGTCTCCCCGCCGTCCCCGCGCAGCCGTGCGACCGTCGACAACGGCCCCAGCAAGGTGATGTACGGGCGGGTCGCGCCCTCGGGGGCGTCCTCAGCCCAGACCCGCCCGCCGACCAGCCCGGCCTCGCGCAGCAGGTCGATGACCGACCCCTCGATCGTCGCGGCGAGCATCAGCCCCGCCCTCCGAGGCTGCGTGCCATGGCCCGTTCCCTGCCCTCGATGCCGTCCGCGACCTCGCTGCGGATCATGGCGTAGGAGGCGGCGATGGTGGGGCGCATCCATGGGCGGGGGGCGACCGTGGCCAGTCGCCGGATGCTGAACCGGGACCCGAACTCGGTGTAGACCGCATAGTCCAGACTTGAGCCCACCGACAGTTCGGCCCCGTCAGGGCGGCGGGTGACGTGGGCCGAGACGGACGCGGCGAGGACGCCGGTGTCGCGGGCGGGCGGGTCCCCGGGCGCGGACGCCCGGTGGGGGACCCGCTTGCCGTAGGCGATGACCCGGCCCCGGCGGTTGGTAAAGAACCTCTGGTCGTACACGCGTCCCTGCCCGGGAGTGCTCAGCGTCACCCGCAGCCGGGACACGAGTTGGACCCCCACCCGGTCAAGGTCACGGTTGATCCCGGCCCGGCCCGCGCGCAGCGTCTTGGCGATGGCACCGGTGTCGCCCTCGATCGGCATGGGTCCTCCTAGTCGGGGTAGGGAGCGGGGTAGTCCGAGCGGGTCAGCATCAGGCGCACGTGGGACAGGTTCGGGTTGACGAGTTTGATGATGAACGTGTGCTGCAACCACGGCGGGATACTCGCGTCGGTGGTGCAGTCCAGCCAGTCACTTGCCTGCATCGCGGTCGACAGGGGCGCCAGCGCCACCGCGTCAAGGACGATGCCCCGGGCGGCGGCCCGGTCGATCTCGGCAGGCTGGGCGTCGGCGACGTAGCCCACGAACGTGACCGACGCCGCGCTGGACGGCTCCCGGTGCCACTGGCCCTCGGCGTCCTCCACAACGGTCATGGATGCCCCGGTCATCCGCAGCCCGACCATGTTGTGGACCCACAAGAACTCCGGCTCGGGGATGGGGAAGACCTCGTTGCCGCTCACAGGACTACCGGGACTCGCAGCCGGGCGAGGGTGCCGAGATCCCCGACGGTCAGGCGGCCCTTGTTGCCGGGGGCGTCCGGGGTGGCGTAGGTGATCGAGGTGCCCTCCACCGAGTAGGACTTGAGCGCACCGGTGGCGACCTGACCGGGCAGGGCCAGTGTGCGGGCCACGACGTTGGCGATCAGGTCGGTGGCGGCCCCGGCCCACGCCACCTCGGGGTAGTCGTCGCCTGCGGTGTAGTCGACCCACACGGTGGTCCCCGCCGGGAAGGCTCCGGGCTCCTCCCAGACCCCGTCCTCGTCGAACGCCACCGACGCGGCGGACGCCGAGCCGTAGTGCAGGGCGTCGATCCACGCGACGGGCTCGTGGTACAGCACGATCCGGCCCTGAGTCCCGGTCCGGTGCTTCTCGGCGTAGACCCGCCGCTGGAACAGCCACCGGTTCAGGTGCAGTTCCAGCGTGGCCACCACCGCATCGGACAGGGCGTCGACACGGTCCAACTCTGCGGTGCTCAGGGGCCGTTTCAGAATCCCGATGACCGCACGCGGGTCGCTCAGCAAAGGGTTCGCCACAGGCTCAGCGTAGGGGCGTGGCCGCTACCGGGACCGCAGGCACGCCGCGCCTAGTTGACGGTGAAGTACCCGCAGTCCACGACCGGTTCGATGTCACCAACGAGGCCGGTGACCTTGGCCCAGATCCGCCACACTCCCGGGCTCAGCCCGTCCACGAGCACACCCATGCTGCCGTCCTCAAGAATCAGCGGGTCATCCCAGACGGTGGGGCGGGTGTGGTAGTCGGTCATGGCGATCTTGACCCCGACGGTGACCGGGGTGGTGCCGTCAAGGACCACGACCTGCTGAGGCTCGTTGGTCTCGCGGGGGTAGTCGTTGACCATCAGGTTCCCTTCCCGGTGCCGACCCGCTCCGGCGGCAACGCGCCGGTCCAGCCGCGCTGGCCGAGCGCACCAACAGTGCTGCGTGCTCTCAGGTTAGTCCCGGTCCAGCGCCGTACCGGTAGCGAACCGCTCATGTCGACATCCGGTGGTGGCCGGTGCCCGATCACGGCCAGCAGCCCGCCGCCGGACAGGTCGGCGCTGCCCCCGATGGACACGGCGGCGGCCTCTAGGGTCAGGGACCCGTCCCCGGACAGGACCAGCGGTTGGCTCGCGGCGATGATCGCGGTCAGGGTCAGGGACCCGTCCCCGGACAGTCCTGCCGCCGATCTGGTGCGGGGGGTGCCGCTGGCGCTCAGGGACCCGGCCCCGGTCAGGGTGGTGGTCCCGTAGGCGTCGATGTGCTCGACGGCGACGCCGGTGGCTCCCAGTGCGCCGGACCCGCCCAAAGTGGCGGTCCCACGGTGGCCGGGAGCGCCGCCGATCCCGAGGGTGCCCGCCCCGCTCAGCGACGCGGCACCGCTGGTGGTCAAGGACCGTGTGGTGCTCAGGGCGCCGGACCCGCCCAGTGTCGCCGCCGCAGCCACGGCAGGGACCCCGGAGGTGCTCAGGGTCCCCAAGCCGGTAAGGGTCGCGCCGGACCCGAGTCCCGCCGCGCCTGTTGCGCTCAGTGCACCGGAACCGTTCAGGGCCACGGCGACGGCGATGGTGGGGGCGCTGCCGGTCACGGTCAGGGTGCCCGCCCCGGACAAGGGCACGTTGGTGGACTGGCCCCCGACCACGATCAGGGCGCCGGACCCGGACAGGGAGGCCGTCCCGGTGACGGTGAGGGCGCTACCAACCGGCCCGAGGGTGCCCGCCCCGGCCAGCGCCGCCGACGCAGCAGGTTTGGGGGTGCCGGTCGCCGACAGGGCGCCCGCCCCGGCCAGCGCGACCGAGCCCAGCAGCCCGGGTGCCCCTGCGCCACTGAGGGTGCCAGCACCGTTCAGGGCCGCCGCGCCGCCCTTGGGCCATGGCAGGCCCGTCAAGGTCAGCGCGCCAGACCCGCTCAAGGTGGCAGTGGTGTGGATCTCTGGTTCCTGCTCGCCGATGGCCAGCGTGCCGCCGCCGCTCAGGGTGGCCGCGCCGGAGTAGCCGAGGACCCCGGCGGCGGACAGGGTTCCGGTGCCGCTCAGCGTGGGAGCGCCGCTGATCGCGGGTCCACCCGCGAAGGCAAGGGTGCCCGCCCCGGACAAGGCGGCAGTCCTGAGGTAGCCCGGGACGCCGCTGACCCCCAGAGCACCAGCCCCGGACAGGGACGCGACGGCGGTAATGGCGGGAGTTCCGCTGACCCCGAGGGCGCCGGAACCGGACAGGGCGAGCGTCCCGGTGTAGCCCGGCATCCCGGCCAGCCCGAGGGTCCCCGACCCGGTCAAGGCTGCCGTGCCCGTGTAGCCCGGCATCCCGGTCAGGCTCAGGGTCCCCGACCCGGTCAAGGGGGCCGTGCCGGGGATGGCCGGGGCTCCACTGACGCTCAGAGCACCGGCCCCGGACAGGGTGTCCGCGCCGCCGGGTGCTGGCACCCCGGTGGTGTTGAGCGCCCCCGCACCGCTCAGGCTCACCGTCGCGGTGATCGCCGGGTTGCCCACGGAGGCGCTCTGGGTGGACGTTGAGCCGTTGGCGGCTCCGGTCCATGCGTAGGTCAGGGCCGGGGCTGCGGCTGTTGAGCCGTCGAAGTAGGCACCCACTGTGCCCGACCATTCGACCAAAACCGAGTCGATCTCCACGTAGTCGCCGATGCTGCCGGATGCGGCCACGTCCACATCCACCCGCAGGGTGGTGTTGCCTGCCGGGACGGTCCCCGAGTAGGTGACCCGCTGGTAGGAGCCGGTGATCGCCGTGGAGCCGCCAAGGATCTCACCGGACACGTCCCACAAGGCCCGCATGGCGACGCTACGTCCGGTGGTGCCTCGCACGTACGCCGAGATGGAGAACGGCTGGCCGACGCTGACCGCGAAGGTCTGGCCGGTCAGGATGAACCTTCCGGTCGTGGTCGCGGTCAGCCGTGCGCAGCGGTCACCGGCCCACCCGGCGCCACCGCTGGGGTTGGTCACGGTGGGACTGCCGCCGGAGCCCCACACGCTCCACCCGGCGGTGTCTGTCTCAAAACTTGGGTTGGTGCACTGGTTCGTGCGGGTCACCACGGCGTTGAACGACAGGGCGCCACCGCCGCTGAGCGTGCATGTCCCGGTGATCGCGGGGGCGCCGACCGCCATCCGGGGCGCCACCGAGTAGGTCCGCAGTTGGGAGAACTCGGGGTAACTGCCAGCGCCGAGGGTGAAGGTCCCGGCGGGGGCGATCGCCGGGTAGTACATGTCGACCCCGGCGCCGACGTCGTTGGGGATGCCCCGCCCGAAGACGGCGAACACGTCCCCGGCGCTGACGGTGACTCCGGCAGGCCACGTCACCACGTTGCTGCCCCCTGCGCTGAGCAGCGGCGGAACGGTCAGCGTCCCGCTGTCCCACGCCACGGTGTACTGGTTCAGGGTGCCGGTGGGGTGCAGAACGTAGGCGTTGAACGTGTAGCCCGCCGAGCCGCTCTGGTTCCACGTCTGGAAGTCGGCCAACACCCCGGCAGGCAGCGGGGTGTTCAGCAGCGCCACAAGAACCAGCGGGGAGGTGTCGGTTGCTGAGGCGCGATCGGCGGACACCGAGTTGCCGTAGGTCGCCGGGCCGAGCAACAGCGTGCCGCTGCCACTGAACGCACCCGCCCCGACAAGTGGGGTGTCAAGGGTGTAGATCCCTGAGCCGTCCTCCAACAGGAGGCGGTCGGTGCCAGATTCCAGCAGGTAGCCGTCACTCATCGGCAGTCACGCCCCTTCACGGCTACCCCCTCGGCGCTGGGATCACTCCCATGAGTAGTCGTACCCCACGACGTGGGCGATGGTGCCCGAGGTGCCGACCGTGCCGACATGTTTGGCGACCAGCGCCACGTACTCGCCGGGGTTGACGTAGACCGGGGCCTCAAACTGGAACGTGCCACCGCCGGGCTGGGAGATCAGGGTGCTGACCGCCTGCGCTGCGGTGATGGCCTGCGTCAGCGGCGGCAGGGCAATTCGGCGGGGGGCCTTGGCGGTGCCGGTGGCGAACGAGCCTGTCTCGGTGGTGTTCAGGGGCAGGGCGGTGTGGCCGAACGCAAGGCTGTACTGGGTCACCGCAGGGCCACCGGCCAGCACGGTCTGGACGTAACTGGCCAGCGACACGCCACGGATTTTGAGCCTGCGCCCGGCCACGGTCGTTGAGCCTGCCGGGACAAGGTAGGAGCAGATGATGAGGTCGGTGTTGACCGCTGCGGTGAACGTCTCCCAGAACTGACCGCCCATGCCGGTGCCGAGGGCTGCGGTCGTGTTGGTCGGCACGGCAGCGGACGGGTTGGCGCTGTTGGCGTAGGAAGCCAGCGAGGCGGGAGACGCCTGACCCGAGAGCGACTGGTAGGAACCGAAGACCCGGTTGCCGGTGGTGCCGAGGGTGTCGGCGTAGACCGGGCCTCGGATCATCACCCGGTAGTCGGAGATCAGCGCTTGAGTCGCTGCCCCGGCGGCGCCACCGACGATGGCGTGCCGGATCGACCACGGCAGGGCCACCGACTTGCACGAGAACCCCGCTGAGGGGTTCGGGATCTCCCCGTACAGGACGTCGTTGATCCAGAACGTGGTGGACACGTTGGTCATCTGAAGGCGGTACTTGTTGACGTTGTTGTTGGTGTACGCCCACGTGCCGGTGCCGCCCGAGAGCGGGAACACGCTGGTCGTGGTCTCGGTGCCGGAGGAGTTGATGACTCCCTGCAAGCCCGCCGAACTCATCCGAAAGTAGGCCCCGTCCAGCCCGAGGAACGCGGTGGACGCGCCACGCTGGAACAGGCCGAAGTCGATGACCGTGTTGGCGTTGGGCTGGGCGGTGAACGCCACGCTCGTCTCGCACACGGTGGTCTGGGTCCCGCCGACCGGGAACATGGCGAAGGTGCCGAACGTCATCCCGGTGGCGGTGGTGGTGATCGCTGCCGAGTTGGTCAGCAGCCCCGCCGCGCTGACCGTCGCGGTCAACGTGGTGAAGGCGTGGGAGTGCTTGCCGGTGTTCTGGGCGGTGTAGTTGAAGTTCTCCTGATCCAGCAGGTTGTCGGTGGAGACCCGTGCCCGGTTGTCTTGGTCGACGTCAAGGCCGAGGGTGCGCCGCACCCCGGTCTTGGCCCCGTTGTCGACCTCGGCGAACAAGGTGACCGCCCCGGCGTTGACGTCGCCGCCGCCCCGGGCCACACCGTCCTTGTCATACCCCGGCAGGTTGGCCCGCAGGTTGTAGTCGGCGTCGACATTGGCCAGACCTGCCGAACTGTTACCGCCGTCGATGGCTGCCATGAGCATCGTCCTATCCGATTTGGTACTGCACGTATCGTTTGCCGACCACCGGCCCGGGCACCGCCAACGCGGTCAGGGCAAACGAGCCGGTCCCGCTCTTGGCTGACAGGATCAGCCCGTCCCACGCCCAGTCGTCCCCGACCCGCCCGGCGGCGACCTTGCCGGACGGGGCGACCGCTACCCGCGTGGTGGCGGTCACGGCGGCGTCGCTGATGGTGAACGTCTTGGACCATGCCGGGGTCGCGCCAAAGTCGATCTCCACCTGTGTCCAGACCAGCCCTGCGGTGGTGACCTTTTTGGAGACCCCGCCTTGGACGACAGGCAGGACCTCCGTGCCGTCCAGCGGCAAGGTCGCAGAGGTCAGTGCGCTGACCTTGGTGTCAGCCACCGGCTAACTCTGGGTGTAGGTGTAGGTGACGGTGAACGTGCCTTGGCTGGCGAACGCCTGCGAGGTGATAGATGCGGAGTCGCGCACGTCAGCGGTGGTCTTGGTGCCGCCGACACAGACCCCGGCGTAGGTGACCGTGGTGCCCGCACCGACGTCGAACACGGGGGCTCCGGTGATCGCCGAGGCCGACGCGGCGCCCCACGACATGGCCTTGCGCTGGTAGACCGGGGAGCCGCCCGCCACCTCGTTGGTGGCCGCGTCGGCGGTGCCGGGGTCGCCGGTGAACAGCGCACCGTAGGGGGCAGCCGCACCGTAGGCGGTCGCCATCGCATTTCTCTGGGTCAGGTTACGGATCGCCACGGGTTACTCCTTCAACAGGTGGGCCGGGATAGAGGTTTCGCCGTCCGGCCCGCCGGGACCGTAATCCGGCTCTTGAGAGACGCTGACCTGCGGCCAGCGTGTCCGCGCGTCCGCGACGTAGGCATCCAGAATGGACTGGGGCACGTAGTCCACCGCCTCGTGTGTCGGGGCGGTCATGGTCACCTTGAACTTCACGTCATCGGCCACATTCGCAGGATACGGAGCAATCACAGCCATCTGGTGGAGGCGCGCTTGTCATGTCGCACGGGCCAAGACGACGGGGGCGTTGGCCACCACGCTGTTCGCCCCGGCGTTGGCGGGCAGCGCCCCCGGGCTCAGCCCGGTTTGGAGCACGCCGTTGTAGAGGTTCGCGCTGAACCCTGCACCCGCGTTCCACTGGACCGGGCGCAGCCGCCCGGAGTGGGCACGGACCGTCGGGTGTGAGGTGGGCGCACCCTCGGTCTTGAACGCCAGCCATGACGCGCCCGCCGGGAGCGTCGCGGTGATCGGCTGCTGGTAGAACCCGGCAGCCTGAGTGCCGTCGATGGGGGAGGTGGTCTCGGCGATCAGGGCGCCGGGTTGGCCGCCGTTGTCCGCGTAGACCCCGAGGCGGATCACCGACCCGGCTGATCCGGCAATCGTGATCTCCATGCCGAGTTGGTCGATGGCGGTGTCGGTGTCCACGATGATCGGCGAGTAGACAATTCTCCCATCCGTCTGAGCCACTACCTGCACCCCGGCAGAGCCGGGAGGCAGGTAGTAGGACCCGCCCCGGGTCCGTACCGGGGTGGTGTAGCCCACGTTGACGCGGGCCACCACGCTCAGGCCCGCCTTGAACGTGTTGCCCCGGTAGGTCCACCCGGCGCTGTTGGCGGTGTGCGCGTTGGTGAACACGTTGTCCATGACGCGGGTGGTCCCTGAGGCCCACGTGCTGATGGTGTCGCAGGTCGACCCGAACCGGTTGCCGGACACGAACAGGTCTACTGCTGCGCTCTTGGCCGGGAAGTCGGTGTCGTACAGGTAGACCTTCGCGTCGAACGTGTTGTCGATGATGCGGACGTCGTTGAACGTCGACGAGCCGGTGTTCTCGGTGCGGCTCTGGAAGACGAACCCTTTTTTGGAGGGGGAGATGGCGTCGATGGTGGTGTTGCCTTGGACAAGGATGTGGGACATGTCCGTGGCGTTGGTGTAGGGCTCACGGCGCAAGGTGATGGCCCCGTAGCCTTTGCTGGCTGAGGCGCACACCAGATGGTTGAACAGGACGTCGATGTAGGAGGCGCCCTCGGTGACGTTGACACCGGTCCCGTTGTAGTGAACCTCGTTCTTGTCGATGGTGATGTGCCGGGCGAAGTTGATGACCTGCGGGCCGTCCTCACAGCCGGTGATGTAGTTGTTGCTGATCCACCCGCCGTTGACCTCCTGATACTCGATGGCCTTGTTCGCCGTGGTGGTGATGGTGCAGTGCTCCACCCGCCAGTTGGTGTGCTGGGCGGCGAGGCGGTCGGTGTTGGCGGCGGCGGTGCCGGTGTTCTTCACGGCCCCGACCGCGATGTTGGTGTCGTTGATGACGCAGCCTGTCACGGTGATGTTGTCGCTGTGCGCCAGCGGTGTGCCGTCCTGCCGGGACTGGATGCCTTGGACGTAGGCGCCGACCGGCAGGCCCACCACGGAGTGGTTGGCGTCGATGCGTAGGTCCTCGATCGTGACGTTGCTGACCCCGGTGTTCGCGTCTCCGAGGTCGATGACGTGCACGATCCGGCCTGCGTCCAGAACCAGTGACGGGTCGAGCACGAGGCGGGTGAAGTTCTTGACCCCGCGCAGCCGCACGTTGGAGGCGAGTTTGAGGCAATACCTGCTGGCGCCCGGGGAGACCTTGAACGTGTGGGGTGAGAGCAGCACGTCGACCCCGTTGCCGCCTGCTGCGCCGACTGCGGTGTCGATGACCCGCTGGATGGCTGCGGTGTCGTCGACGGTGCCGCCCCCGACCACCCCGCCGACGCCGGGGCTGATGGTGGTCACTGAGATCCCTGAGGCGCTCTGGCCGCTGATCCGGCTCATGGTGACTGCACCATTTCGATGGTGACCGTTCCGGCGCTGGCAGGGGTGACGGTGGCGGTCATCAGGGGAACGAACCCCAGCCGGGCGGCGAAGGTGACGGTGTACGGTCCGCCTTTGGGGCCGGTGACCTGCACGTCGTGGGTCCCTATCGGGCTCCCCATAAGACTCCACCGGTGCGACCCGGCCAGACTCCACCGGTGCGAGCCCCTGATGTCTCCGGGCTGCCAGTTTCCTGCCATGGTGCCGACGAGGGCCTGCTGAATGACGACGGGGTCGGGTCTCTTGTTGGACGCGGCGGCGACCGTGATCGGCTCGGTGCTCCAATCACCGATGGACAGCGTGAACGTCGCCCCCCACGGGGTGTCGCTGAGGGTGATGGTCTGGATGACGGGAATGAGTTTGCTCAGCCCGGAGATCAGGACGTTGACGTCTTGGGTGTTCAGGGCGGTGACCGCATAGACGATGTCCTCAGTCTCCACCGGCAAGGGGGAGTCCCCGGTGTTCAGGTCGAGGAACAGGCTCTCCCCTGCGGCGACGGGCCAGCCGGTGGCCGTGGTGACATCAGGACCGCCGAGGTACACCGTCGCGCCTCCGGGCGGGACTTTCACCGCCAAGGTGGCGCCCGGGATGGCGTCCGGTTCAGGCTCGTGGAGTATGGTCGCGCTGACCCCGACGGTGACCACGCTCGCTCGCAGGCTCATGGCGTCAGCCTAGAATCCGGGCACATGTGATGCGAGGCGCCACGCGGCGTTGACAGTGCGCGGCGGCGCAGGGCACGGGTGACCTCATCGGTGTAGGTGTTCTCCCAGTCCCGCCAGCGGACCCTGATGTCTTGGGCGCGGACCCGCAGGTAGGCGCGTTCGGCAGCCTGCTCGCGCCGGGCCGGGTCGACCAGTGAACGCAGGCCATCCATCCACCCGGCGGGGGTGCGTGCCAGCGGCCCGCCGCCGAACCATCGCTGCTCGGGTAGGTCGGCGGCCACGAACGGGATGCCCGCAGCCGCGTACTCCATGGCCTTGATCGCAGACTTGGCCCGGTTGAACGGATGGTCGGCCAGCGGCACGATCCCGATGTCGAACCCGGTCACGATGCCCGGGTAGTCGATCACCGGGACCAGTGGCATCGACGGGCCGCGCCGGTGGGCGGGGATGTGCAGGGCGTCGTAGGCGGACGTGTCGCCGGGGTGCAGGGCGCCGTGGTGCACGAACGTCCCATCGACCTCCTCAAGGAACCCGGGCAGGACCCCGGCGAGGGTCTCAAGGTCTCCCGAGCGCCACGGTGTGGCCCCGCACCAGCCCACGACCAGTCCGCTGCTGACCGGGCGCACCGGGTAGTGGGCAAACGCGGGCAGGTCGATCATGTTCCGCAGGGTCCGCACCCGGGTCCCTTTGGCCCGGTAGTGCCCGGCCAGATACGGCGTGGAGCAGGTGGCCATGGTCGAGGCGGCGATGGCAGCGGCGTAGTGCTCCCGGTTGACGTCGGGGTGACGGGCCGGGTCGGTCGACTCATACGCCCGGTTGGTGGGGTGCAGCCGGTCAAAGTGGTCGTCGACGTCGTTGATGACGACCTGCCCGAAGGTGCGCGCCTCGGCGATGTGCGCCGGGGCAAGGTGGTGCATCCATCGTTGCAGCACCACCACCTGCGTCGGCTCTAGGGTCAGCGGGCGGTTCTGATCGTCGATCGGGATGAGTGCCCCGTCGCGGCGCCCGGCGACCCCCACCCCGACGTAGACCTCGTGGCCGCCGTACTGGTCCAGTGCCCCGGCGGGCTGGTGGACCCGTGCCCACCCGGAGCCGCCGGGCGCTGGGCCACGGTCGGTCTGGTAGTGGTCGGCGCTGATGAACGCGATCCTCACCCGAACGCCTCCCATCCGGGCCACCCGGGGGTCCAGTCGAACACCTTGGGCTCGCGGGGGCCGCGCCCGATCCACGCCTCCGCCTCGTGCCTGTTGTCGTGGCGCAGCGGCGGCAGGGTCCGCAGGTACTCGTTGGTCGCCCACCAGAAGTTGCCCCCGAAGTACGGGGTGTCGACCCGGAACTGGGCGCCGGGGGTCAGCCAGTGGCAGCCCACCGCGTCCATGCCGCCCTCCATCTCGGCCACGCACGCCCGCCAGTTCCGCATCAGGACCGACATGGACCGGCGCCACGCGTCGTTGAACGCGCTCGGCGCAGCGGCGCCCTTGGTGTGGGTGTAGAGCGTCGCCCCGTCGAACTGTTCCAGTTCGGCGGCCAGCACCTCCAATGTGACCTGCTCCCAGCCCTCCGATGCTTGGGCGCACACCGCGAACTTCACGCCCGTTCCGTGCAGGAAGTCGATGACCGGGTCAGGGTTAGGCCCGACGATCCCGACCCGCAGTTCGGCGCCGAACCCGCTCTCACGCATCGCAGCCAGATGCTCACTCAGCGGCACGTACCACGAGCCTGCCGCGTAGACGTGGTGGTAGTTGCGGACCTTCATGGCCCGGCTTTCCTGATGAAGCACAGGTTGTGCCGGAACTCGATGACCTCGATGTCCTTCTCCAACTGGGTCAGGGGGCTGCCCCGGAACTCGGGCCAGTTCACCCCGTCGCACAGATCCTTGAGGTACTCCATGGTCGGGGTCGGGCTGCCCATCTGCCACTCGGGCCAGTAGGAGGTTTGCAGGTCCTCGATGACGTAGGTCCCGCCGGGGTTCAGGTGGGCGAACAGGGTTTCCAGCGAGCAGATGATGTGGGCGGGCACGTGGGAGCCGTCGTCGACGATCAGGTCGAACGGGCCGTGTGTTGTGGCGACGTGGCGCAGGAACTTCGCGTCCGCCTGCGAGCCGCGCAGGACGCTGATCCGGGGCTGGTCGGCTTCCAGCCGGGGGGCGATGTCGATGCCGAAGATGTCGGCGCGCGGGAAGTAGTCCCGCCACATCAGCAGCGAGGCGCCGTCAAGGACGCCGATCTCAAGGACCTTGCCGATGGAGTCCGCCGCCGCGCCGAGGTGCTCCTCGTAGGCGCCGGTGTACTCGTGCGGGACGGCTTTGTCGGTGCCGTACTTGATCGCCAGATCACGCAGGGTCATGGCGCCACGATAGGCGCCGGGCTGCGTACTTGGTTGGCGGCGCGCTCAGCGGTGCCAAGCCGGGCCGCGTGCGACCACGATCAGCACGACCCCGACCAGCGCCACGATGATCGCCGGGGTGGTGGCCAGCGAGATGACCGACAGGAGCCCGAGGATGCCGACCACGATCAGGACGACACCGAGGACGAACAGGATGCTCATGTCACTGCTCGTAGTAGTCGCGGCGCTCTTGCATCCACCCGGGGGCCACGATCAGCCCCACCGGGGCTACGAGCACGCTCGCGCGGGCGCCCCCGGGGGCTGGGACGTCAAAGGTGACCTCATGGGTGAACCTGATCCGCCCGTCCGGCAGGCTCTCGTAGGTGCCCGCAAACGGGTCAGCCTTGTCGTCGGTCACCGCAGGCTGGGCGGACTTGTCCTCGGTCCGCTGCCGTCGTGCGCTCATCTCATCCTCCGTGGGGGTGTGTGTGCAGTCTCCGGTGCCGCACACCGGGCAGACGGGCATTGACCGGCCCAACTCCTGCAACGCGACCCGGGCGTAGTGCTCCGGGTACATCGCCACAAGTTCGGCCCCGATGATGTCCACCGCTCCACGCTACCCCCGGGCAGGGAAACTCCCCCCGAGCCACACGCCCGAGGGGAGTTCCCGGTGTCCCTCGGCAGGAGAGGTGACCGAGGGTTGCTGTTGACTAACCGAGGTCAACCTTGACGAACGACTCAGGCCGCTTGACCGCGAGCGCGAGACGCTCCTCAGCGAGGATCACCACAGCGTTGCGGACAAAGAAGTCCTCGTGCTGTTCGGCGATCCTGATGTTGGCCTCCTGACGGTCGTACAACTGGGCGCCAAGCCCAAAGGCACCCACCAATGCGGTGCCCTCGGTCATCGCCGGGGAGTCGACCACCGGGACCGACCACAGACGCGACTCCGCACCGATGGTGACGTTCGCCGTCACGGTGTAGTGCCCGTCCTCGCCCTTGCCGGTCTCGATGTCCTCCCAGTCTGAGGGGTGGACCACGATGCCGGTGGCGTCGTAGTACGCGAGGATGACCTTGGTCAGGGCACGCCGGATGGTGTCCTGCTTCTGGTCGGTGACCGGCCCGGACGTGTGGCTGTACGTCTGGATGCCGGGGGTGTTCAGGACGCCGAGCAGGTCCTCGGAGGTCCCGGTGCCGTAGAGGATCTGGTGGTCCTCGGTCAGCCGCAGCCCGTAGAGCAGTTCGTTGTTGATCGTGCTCTGAAGTTGCGGCTCGTCGGCGAGCACGTTGCGGTGCGCGGCCTCCCAGTGCGCGATGGTCCGCACCGGCGCCTGAGCGGTCTCAAACTTCAGGCTGGAATGAGGCTTGAGCCCGAACGCACCGGCCTTGTAGTCCGGCACGACACTGGCGCTGGACGACAGGTCGAGACGGTTGGTGCCGAACCCGAGGACCCGGAAAAAGTCGATCAGGTTGCTTGAGGTGGCAGCCACCGGGAACAGGTCCCGCACCCGTGCGCGACGGAAGTTGCGGGGCACCATGGGGTCCAACTGCCGCCCGCCGAATCCCTCGGGGATAGTGCTGAACGTGGAGCCGGACATCCCGCCGTACACGTCCTTGGTGGACGTCTTGGTGATGTCCTGACCGTGGATCTCCCACGCCTTGGACATCGTGCCGCCGCCGGAGGCGCGCAGCGACTTGAACTCCTCGGACTCGGTGAACCGGGACCCGAGGTCCTTGCGGGCCTCGGCGAGGACGGCGGCGTCCTCGGCGCGCTGGGCGCCTGCGGCGGCGCGCACAGCGGCGGACTTGGCCTCAGGCTCGCCCATGAAGTCGACCATGGACGTGCCGAGACGCAAGTCGTCGAGGAGGGTTTTCTTCTCCCGGGCCGAGGCAAGGTTGGCCCGGAAGTCCTTGGCGGCGTCTTCGGGGACGTAGACGTTCTTGCCCTCGATCTTGAACTGGGACTGGGCGATGCGCTCGTTCTCGTCGAGCAGCGCCTTGATTTCTTCCTCAAGGGTTTTCGCGGCACCGCTGAGGGCGGTGTCTTCGGTGACAGACATCAGAGTTTCCTTCCGGTGATGGCACTTCTGGGGTGGGGGGCATTTAGCACTGGCACCGTTGCCCCCCGGTCATCACCGGGACGGGAATCTTGCCGCGCTAGGGAAAACGGTAGGTCACCGTCGGCTGGCGCGGAAGTGGGACACGCCGGGTTATGCGGCGCCCGACTTCAAGGTCCCGTCGTCGTTCCACGTGTCGGGGATCTGGTCGGCCAGTTTGAGTTTGCGTGCTCGGTCGATGATGTGTTTGCGGACCGCCGCCCGCCCTGCCGCCCCGCCCTTGGCGCGGCCCACCGCGCGGATCGCGTTGGACAGGTCGGTTGGGTTGGCGATCGGATACCGGTTGCCGGGCATCGCCCCGACCACGTGGGCGTCGGCTTTGACCTGCATCGCGCCGATGGTGTGGCCCTTGCCCTCATCGGCGAGGTCGGCCCACAGGGCGTCGAGGATGGTCAACTCCGCCTCGGTGATGAGGGCCTTGCCCTCGGGGGACTTCTCCTCGGCGGCCTTCAGGGCGCACGCTTTCATGGCCATGCACTTGGCGCGGACCTCACCGGGCTGGTCGCCGTGCTGGGGGCAGACCTGAAACGGGATGCCTGCCCGCCCGGCGATGTCGGTCAGGTTCTCGACCTTGGGCGGGATGCCGCCTTGGCCGCCGACGATGTCCTTGACCGCCGACCATGCCTGCTGGGCGGACTTCACGCTCAGGGTCCCGGCCAGCGGCATCGCCCCGAACAGCACCGGGGAGAACTCAAACAGGTCCATGACCTTGATGTAGCGGACCCCGTTGGTGGTCTTGGACCCGCCGGTGGGCACGTTGTAGCCCACCGACCAGTTCTGCTCGTCGCCGTAGAACTGGACGTCCTCAAAGGCGTCGCGTCCGCGTTCGGTGTTGAGGTTGAACTGTGCCTTGATGACCAGAGCACCGGCCTCGGGCGGCCACGCCTTGCCCATCAGGGCCTTGGGCAGGTCGGGGTGGCCGGGCAGCAGTTCGCGCACGCTCAGGGTCTTGGCGATGGGCTTGTCCCAGTCGTGGGAGTACACACCTTTGGGGGTGCGGGCCTGCAACGTCTTCTCGTAGGCCCCGGGCATGATGACGTCGTTGACGTTGTCCTTGATGCCGGTGACCGAGACGATGCACTCCACGATGCCCTCGGACGGGCTGACGACGTGGAAGTCGTTGACCGGCAGCGCCTTGTGCTCCATGGTTTCCATTACTCACTCCTTCGCGGCGGGCGGCGCCGGTGGTGGTGTCGGTGCGGGTGGGGTCTGTTCCGGGGGAGTGGGTGGCTCGGCGCCGGGGACGGGACTACTCCCGTCGCCGTCAGGTGCGGGAGCCCCGTCAGTCTGTGGTGGCGGCTCGGGGGATGCCTCCACGAGGGGGAAGTCGAGCACCTCGTTGCCGATGGCAAGGGACAGGAAGTCGAACGACAGGTCCCGGTCGGCGACCTTGGGCAGGTCGCCACCCTCCTTGTCGTAGGCCAGCGTGATGTGCGGGGTGAACCCGTGAACCTGCGAGACCGCGAACCCGTCACCGTTCAGGGCGTCGGCGACCTTCTGCCGGGCGGCGTTCAGGCCGGGAGCGTCGACGTTGGCGTAGACCGGGTCGCCCTCGGCGGGGTCGCCGTTGAACTTGCCGACCCCGTTGATGGTGCCGTCGATCGGGCCGATCCCGGCGGCGGTCGCCGACACGAGGTTGGACAGGTCGTCAAGGTCGGCTGGCTCGTAGTCGCTGATCTTGCCGAGGTAGGCGAGTGTGACGTGCAGGTCGGAGTCAGGTAGCCCGCCGGGGACCTTCAGGGCCTTGGCGCTGTCCTCGTCGGGGTACAGGGCGACCATGATGGAGTCGGAGAAGTCGGGGTCGTCAGGGCCGGGATCGTCAGGGCCATCCGGCTCGGCGCCGGGCTGGTCGGTGGTCTCGGTGGGCTGGGTGTCGGCCTTGTGCTTGCCCCGCCCCGGGCCTTCCATGCCGGGTGCGACCCCGAGGGCCTCCCGGTGGTAGACGTTGCACAGCCCCTCCGCGCGCACGCCCACGTACGGGCGCAGTTCGCGCACGCACCTGTCAAAGTCGTGGGGCACACCCCACTTGATCTTGGCGGCGCCCTCACCGTGGACCCAGTATTCGCGCAGCCGGGTCGCGCCCGGGTTGGCCGATGGGCGGGACGGTCCGGGGGCCGCCCGGTCGGCTTTGCCCTCGGGCACCCCGGCGCCGGTCGAGGTGTCCGGCACCGGCATCGTGGTGTGGAAGATGCGGGACTGCTCCATCGGCGGGTTGTCCACCCAGATCGCGCCGTCCAGCAGCGGGGCCACCGCCTCAAAGTTCAGGCCGGAGCGGGACTGGTACTTGTGCCCGGTCATCGGGCTGATGGACTGTTCGGCTTGGCTGACACCTTGGGAGGTGGAGACCCGGCTCGGCACGTACCGGCCCGCGAACGGCCCGCCGATGGTCTCCGGCGGTGCCATGTGGCGCCCCGCCGCGTTGATGATCGACTGCCTCAGGCTCCCGTCGACGAACAGGCCGCGCACCTGCTCGTAGCCTGCGTCACGCAGGTGGGTGACTTTCCTGCTCTCGTTCTGGACGTCCTTGTCGGCGAACGTCCCGTCAAGGATCACGTTGACGCCCTCGTCGTAGAGCCGGTCCCGCAGCAGGTTCTTGAGGTGACGCGACTCGCCGTGCAGCAGCGAGGCCGCTTCCAGCGGGCCGATGCCGTACTGGGAGGCGTACTCGCTGGGCTGCAACCCGGCGCGGATGATCTCCTCTTTCATGTCGTCGGGGTTCAACGTGGCGAAGTTCTTTCCGGCGCCGTCGATCCCGATGCTGCCGCCCTGCTGTTTCAGCACGGTGGTCTTGCCCGACCCGGAGGGGCCAGCCAAGATCAGCGCCCGCCGGTCCCGGGGGACGTCGGCGTAGCCCGCCATGATGGAGTCGATGAGCCGTTTGTGCGTCTGGGCACGCTCGGTGGACCACAGTTCCGTCTGATCGCCGTCGGCGCTGGCTGGCAGCGGGTTCCTGTCATGGATCGTGGTGGTGTCCCCGAGCCCGGCGGCGGCCTCTTTGAGGCGGGACTCCAACTGCTCGCAGTATTTGTCGTAGGCCGGGTCGGAGCGGGGGTGCCATGAGGGCCAGCGTGAGCCCCACGGCTGACCGTCTGGGCCGTTGCCCGGGACCGGAGCCCCGAAGTCGATCCCGCCGGGCTTGGCGACCTTGAGCATGGCCTTGCGGATCTTGGCCTCTTGGGCGTAGTCCCCGGACTTGGCTGCTGCCGCCCACACGTCCCGGGCCTTGGCGTAGTTCTCCGGCTGGGACAGGTCCACGGACGGGTCGAGGGGGTCAAAGTTGGTGGGGGTGGTGACCATCCGCCCGGCAAGGTTCTGCTGGTCGGAGAGCATCTCCTCGGTCGCGTCGGCTGCGGTGGCGATGTCGCCCTGTACGGTGCCCGGCTGTTTGGCCAGCGCCGCGTCCGGCGCCGCTGCGTCGTAGGCGTCAGAGTAGGTGCCCGGCCACGCCATCTGGCGGTCACGCTTGGGCCTTCCCGCAAGGGCGTCCGTTCTGCCCGCAGCCTGCGCCTCGTCCATCGACCAGTTCATTTGCTCGTCGATGCGCGCCTTTTCGGCTTGGCGTGCGGGAGTCTGGGCGCGCTCATGGGCCGTCGGGGGCGCCTTAGGCTTGGGTGCTTCCGGCTTGGGGCCACCCTTGGGCGGGATCGGCTCCTGTGCGATGTCCGCGCCGGTGATCCCTACCGACTTGATCCCGACCGCAGTGGTGAACGCCTTGGTGTAGTCGAGGGCCTCACCGATGTCCATGTCGAGGACCCGGACCGGTATCGACAGGTCCCCGAGGTGCCCGTCGGCGGCGTCGATGTTCACGAGCATCGCCCACCGGTGGTGGCCGTCGACGATGTACCCGTCGCGGGTCACCGTGATGGTGCCCTCAGGGATGTTGCCTGCCTCCATCGCCCGGGTCATCCCGGCGACCTGCGAGCCCTTCAACTCGCCTTGGGAAGCGCGCAGGTGGGAGGCGAGCACGTCCTTGTTCTCCACGCCGATCCCGAGTTCCTCAAGGGCCTTGAGGAACTCGGGCATCATGTCGACCTCGCCCCGGGCGTCGGGGGTCTTCTGGGCGGCGATGGAGCCGGGCTCGGGCTCGCCGGTGACCTGCGGCATCTGCTGGCGGGGGATGCCGAGGGTCTCGGCGCAGAACAGGTTGGTCCCCGGGACCGAGACGTTGCACAGGTTGATGACCGGCGCCTTTTCGCCCTTGGCGACGGCGTCGTCGACCATCACGTTCAGGATGTCCAGCATCGAGGCCACCTCGTCGGGCTGGTGGAGCCGTACGTGCTTGTCCTCGGCGAGCAGTTTCAGCGCCAAGTTCAGGTCGCCCTTGACGTCGATCGGGTCGTCGACGGTGCCAGTGGCCGGGGGTGAGGGACGGCCCTCGGTGTGCGGGACGGTCGAGATCGCCGACTGTGCGACACCGGACACGCTGGCGGCGGGCGCGTTCGGCAGGGTGTGCGGCGGTTCCACCCGATGCGGCAACGGGGCGGTGCCGAACGACGTGTCGGTGCCGGGCTTGGGTGCCTGCCCGGTGCGCTGCGGCGGGTTCGGGTTCTTGGGTTTCTTGCCGGGCTCCGGCTTGGGGCCGGTCTCCCGGGCGCGTACCTGCTCGGGGGTCCTGCCTGCGGGGGCTTCCGGTTTGGCGGCGGTGTCCTCAGGCATCTTCATGCCCGGCGGGAGCCACCCGGGCGCCATCCACGAGTCGCGGCTGTTCAGCCCGTCCCACGCCCGCTGGCGTTCCTGCAACTGGGCGTCGGTGAACGTGGCCCTGATCCGGTCCTCTTGGGCCTGTGCCTCGGCGGGGTCGCTGGGGGCGCTGCCCTGATCTGGGGTGCTCGCCCCGGCGCCGGGCTGGCGCGCTCGCAGCCGCGCCCGCTCGTCAGGAGTCAGGGACCCGGGCGGCTCGTAGCCTCTGGGGTTGGGCGGGGCGAGGACGTCTTGGGGGTTGATGAGTGCGGCGACGGCCATCTCAGCCGAGCCCTGCGGATTGGTGTCGATCTGTTCCATGAGTATTTGGGCGGCTTGGACGCGGTCGACATCGTTGCCACCACGGACCGCCATGGAGTACCGGTCGGTCTCACTCCGCAGCGGGCCACGGGGCAGGCTCTCTACGATCCTGTCGAGGTTGTACGCCTGCGCGACACGTTGACGCCGGTTCGCGCGGGCGACCGCACGGCGCTCGTGCCCGGGCGCGCGTGCCTCGTCCGCGTTGATCGGGCCTTGGGCTGCGGCGGGCACCGTGGCGTGGGAGACCAGTTGGCTCACCCGGCCACGGAACGACGCGTCGCGGGCCGCCCCTGCGGCTTGGGCCTCTGGTGCCTTGGGTGCAGCAGGGGTGTGTGGGGCTTGGATCTCCCGGGCGCCGCCCGGCGCGGCGGGCGGCTCCGGGGCGGCGCCACGGTGCCCGGTCGCGCCAGCATCGGGGATGCCGCCGTAGCCGAGACGGTCCACGAACCGGCCCTCAGGGTCCCTGACTACGAGGGCCTCACTGAACCCCCGGGCGCCCCACCATCCGCCGATGTGGATGCCGCCGGTGACCTTGCCGAGCCCGCCGAGTTTCTTGACCTCCACGTCGTCCAGTTCGCCCTTGGCGGCCCGGGCGGCGTCGTCGGCCATGGCGCCCATCTGGGCGAGGTAGGTCACCGCCTCAAGTTTCAGGTCATCGGGTGCGGCCTTGCCTGACGGCAGCCGCAGCAGGTCCATGGCGACCTGCTGGATGTCGGTGGTCCCCAACGCGTGGGCGACCTCATCGAGGGTCCGGGCCAGTCTCCCGTCGGCGAGGCGGATGTCCCACGAGTTACCCCGCAGCCAGTCCTCGTTGGTGACGTCGTCGATGTAGGTACTCACGGTGACCTCTCACTCATGGCTTGTGCCGCCAGTCGTCGGGCAGTTTGGCTCCGGGCAGGGAGTACATGCCGCTGTCGAGCATCGCGGCCAGTTCCATCCGGCGGGCTTGGTCCCCGGTGCTGATCCCGTACACCTCGCCGTACATCTCGGCGCTGACGGCGTCGTACAGGTCCCGGGCGGTGCCCGCCTTGATGTCGGCGATGGTCATGGCCGCCGCCCGGCGCATCCGCTCGGCCTTGCGCTCGGCGGAGTCCTCGTCCTTGGCCCCGTCGAACGTCAGCCCGTCCTCGGACAGGCCGGTGTTCTGCGGCCACCAGTCGGCGGGGATGAACCCGGCCCACCCGCCGCGATCACGGGAGCGTTCCATCAGGGCGTCGCGGCGCTCCTGCGTGGAGGCCATACGGATCGCGGTCTGGAAGTCATCTTCGCGGTCGATCGCGCCCGCCGGGGTCCGGTCCGCCTCGTCCTCGGTCATGGGCGGGATGACGCTGGTGCGGACGGCCACGTCCAGTTTCCCACCGAGGACCACGACCTCCCACTCGTTCAGGGCGCCGACACCGGTGCGGGGGGTGGCGATGATCCGTTCGACCGGGACGGTCGTGCCGACCACGACGTTGACCTGTTTGCTGGACCCCTGCCCGCTGTTGCGCCCGAACTGGTCGGCGGTGTCCCGGTCAAGGGTCCATGAGGACATCGGTCGCAGCGCGATGGTCGTGTCACCGTCGACCTGCGCCCAGTCCGGGGCTATCTCGGGGGCTTGACCCGCCCAGCCCATGCCCCGGTACACGGTGACCTCTTTGATCCCGGCGTCGGCGTACCGGCGCTGGGTCAGGTCGTACTGGGCTTGCAGGAACGCGGTGATCGCCTCGCCCCGGTCGGCTTTGATCTGGTCGATCTCGGCCCGCACCGTCTCACCGCCGTAGGTGCCGTGGCCAACGTACTCAAGGTCCCAGTCGGCGTGGTCGGTGATCCCGAACAGTTCGGCGGCGATCTCTTGGATGGCCAGCGACTCAGGGGAGGAGTCGTTGGAGGACTGCGCCCACTGGGCGACCATCGAGTTGACGACCTGCCCGCGCCGGAACTCACGCACGCGCGGGTCATCCAGCGGGACCGTGTCGTAGTAGTCGGAGTCATACCCAAGACTGCTACCCACCTTGACAGGCTTGGGTGGCGGGCCTTGGACGCCGGGGATCTTGTAGACCGCCGCCTGAAGCGACAGGGGCTCCCCGTTGCTGTCCACGGTGGCGGTGAACCCGTCGTCGACGCCCCGGAACATGACCTCGTCAGGGACCTGCTCCATCTCGTGGCCGATGTCGGCCACGACCTGCGCCTTGGCCTCGTGGCGCATGTCCTCAGAGACAAGGTGGTGGGTGGTCGAGGGCACAGGGGACAGTTGGTCAGGGTGGAAGTCCATCCCGACCGTTGACGGCAGGTCCTTGAGGTTGAAGTCGGCCCACTGCTGCCACGCGAACGTGTGCTCACCCCAGACGGGGGTCTCCATGTCCGCCCGGCTCGGCATGTCGGCCACGGGCTTGCCCGGGGTGTTCCACGTCGGGGACGTGGGGGTCTCGTCGATCGGCCCGGCG